CCCGATACTCGCAAGACGCCTGTTCTTGTCAGGCTGGGTTGCCAGACTTATACCAAATCTGGACTCCAATTCTAACTCAAGCAGACGGCCTACACCCTTCTGAACAAGCATGTTCAATACGGGTTCAGTGCATATAGTCCGTGAAATTTCGCGTGATTTAGGCACAAACGAAAGCCGTGCACCCTGCACCTCCTGAAACCCCCCAAAATGGGTTTGCCGGATCTTTTCGGCTTCATCCCAAAGAGGGAATTTGGAGACCTCTCTCTGATAGAGAGAGTACAGTGACGAATAAGTCCCTGTCATCGGACCAGCCACAATCTTGTGGTAGAAACTTGATCCAGTGGCACCTACGGACGCGCCGGGACCAACAGCAAAACCCTGAGATACACTTTCAGGGCTAAGCCAGTAGTCGCGGTTCGGCTGGAACCAGAAGTCGTAAATGCACTTCCGAAACTCGCCTAACGCAACCGCCTCAATCTCGGACAGTTGCGACACATCAATAGAGATAAAACTCTCACAACGAGAGTTACACTCGAGAAACTTAGATAAGGCAGCTCCATCGGCCACGTCGGATTTTTCGTCCTCGAATTTCTTCAAGAGCGAGTCCAACAAAGCCAACGATGCTACCTGCCGTCCTGTTGCACCGGGCCACTCAAGCTCACGGGGTTTTCCCGAAAAGAGCGAGAGATACGGCACGGTTGGCAGAACTTCACTAAGGTCACTGCAAAGGTGATCAAAAAGAACATGAGAGCTAAGGCCCATCGTGTACTCCTTTGAAAAAGTTAGGCGGAAAGTCAAACCAACGACTACTTCAACCGCTTATGAGTCAGGTAAGCTAAGCAACAGCTCTTTATTACTTGGAGCAGAAGCTTAATTATCTCAAGCCGACGGTCAGGCCCCATTTTTAGGGGATCCAAACCGTGGGCCAGATCGACTCGTAATGGCCTTTTCACACGCTGGCGAACAGCTTTCCGTTTTTCCCTACGGCTACCCACGTCTGCCTAGATTATGTTCGACACCACGGTATCGCCCAAGCCGACAGCATTGTCAGCCAAAGCACCAAGGTGCGCGGACACACAGGCATGCACGTTAGGCGCGTCGTACGTATCGGCTCCAGCCGGGACCTCGATGACGGTTGTAATCATCATCACGACCGGCGGCTGCCCGGCGAGCGGTATAACCGCTTTTCGGGTATTGAGCTTGTACGTATTACGCGGTACCGAGCCGATTACGCCCGTCTGCGGATTCGCTTTGCCCAAGCTTTTGTACTGCTTGGGCTTAGCAAAAGTTACCGTAAACGGCGCACCACCAGAATGGGTTGTTACACCGCTCTGGGTCCCGCCTAGTGAGGTGATGGCGATCTGTTTGCCAGTCACCCCATCCGGAGCGGTATCGGCCACGAAAGAGTACGTCGGACTGGTAAGTCCGGTCTGAGCTGCCCCCGTAATTGGGGAAGTGGGACTCCACATAGTGGATACCTCATTGCCAAATGGCAGAATGTTACCGGTTAACTTGCTTGCGGACAGCACCTTGAGTCGCGGCGAGAGCACCTAAATTCAACCATTTGTTAACGGTTGCCGGGACCTCTACCCTAAAACTAGGGATAGAGACTAACGGTGAGGTACCCCTCGTGACGGTCGTCTTAGTGCCGTTCCATGTACCAGCAGAGCCTGAAGCAATAACTTGCAGGGATCCGCCATACGTGTCCGTCAGACGTTTCATGTCAAGCGTGACCGAGCGAACTGTCTCGGTAGTACGCCTGACCGTCTTATTGACAAATATAACATCACTCTGGTCCGTCATCGCAGCGTCGAGGATATCACCAATATTGGTGAAGTAGTCGACTAAGAAAGACCACGGGGTTATTTCCCACAGAGTTGGGATGAACTGTTTGGTTACAAACCCAAACCGCTCAAGCACCTCTGTAGTACCATTAAAACCCGTGACTTGCGACCGCAGTCCAACGATATAACGGACTGTACCGACGGAGGACACCCTTGTCAATCTCTTGACAGGAATGTTTGCTCCAGCGATCCAGAGATCCTCGTCGAACGTATTCGCGGTATCTTTCCCGGTGCGAGTCAGCCGGTTGATCACCTTTTTACGCGCCAGACTCTTGTACGCCTTAACGGCGTCCGCGATATCTGAAGCTAAGGGGACCCAACCAAAACTATACTCTAACCACGTGTCAGCTAAGATTTTCTTCTTTGACTTTCGGGGGGCATTCCTCGTTCTGCGTCCTGCAGTTCGAAGATAGTCTCCTATGCCATTAAATAGACCTTTAGCTGGGCTCCTGATCATTTCCATGGTCTTGCGTGCCTCCGCTACAAAGATCATACCCTGCATCTGGGTACGCTGTTCGCGAATGGCCCGCATCATGTACTTGATCGCTTGGTTGTCAGCGGCGTCCATATCGAAGGGCGCAGTCTGAAATCCCGCGTTTGTTACTACGGAATCAACAGCCTGCTCTCCATATCGCTCAGAATGATCAGATTTCCGGATAAGGTGAAACTCACCCGAAAACGGCTGGTTCTGATTGAGCCGATACATCACTCCCTCAAAAGGGGTGGTAGCGGGGAGGCCCTGCTTGATGTAACCGCGCCAGTTTGGCAAGCTTCCACCAGTTCTGAAGTTGTTATACTTCAAAACTTCACCAGATAACAAGGTTTGAGCTTGTAAAGACTCATCCCAAAACGTCACCTGGTTGCGGATTGGCCAATAGTTGGTGCGGACATCATACATTGCAGGGTTTCCTCTTTGGAGTCGACATGAAATAAAAGACCGGGCGACAATGCCGGTCAAGGTGACCACCTAACCCCCCTCAATACTAGCCTGATCGTTGTAGCACAGATTCCTCTTGGATATCTGGCGGCTACGCGGACTTACTGGCTAGCGTAAAAGGGTCACATCTCGATGCCTAATTACCGTTCTGGGTTAAACCCCAG